GTTCCGACTTCGACCGGAACTGAAACACCATCAATAGTGATGTACTTTGTCGTTCCGTCAGGATTCTTCTCGTACTGCTCTGCCGAATCGTCAAACAAAGAATAGTACAACTTTTGCTTGTTTTTCGCTAACGTCCTCATTGTATCAGTCCTTGCTCTTCATCTCATCTATGCGCTTGTGCGCTTGTTTTGCGGATTCCTCTACGGCTTTCAAACGCTCCGAGAGGTCTGCCACAGTCTCCTTGCTTGTTTTGATCTCTTGTTTCAGTTCGTCCATGCCTTTAAGAACCGAGTCTAATTTAACCCGAATCTCAGTCATCGCTTCCACCCTCGCTTCAATGTCTTTTACGTCTGTACGCTTATTGTTTTTCACAACAAAGCAAAATGACGCAACAGTTATAAGCGGAGTGACCACCGACATAACTGCCAAGAAAATTTCATAAGTATTCATAGGCTAACTCCCGATTGTTTTTTAGTAAACCGTGTTTGCGAAATTCGGAAGTCCTTGCAAAAGTTTCGGAGAAATCCACGATCCATCGTATTGACGCGATACACCGTTTTCGCCATGACTTGTCTGACCCTCTGCGTTTACCCTTGATAACACTTCGTTGCAAGCCATAGCAAGCGAAGAAATCGACCCTTTGAGAATGTCGCATTTCTTCGACTCTGTGTAAGTAAGCGTGTTGGGAAAGTGACATCCGGCCATCGCATACTCGATAACAAAATCAACGATTGACGACGGAAATGCCGTAAGTTCCGTATCGGGTTCGACTTCTTGCAAATAAGTCAGTGCTTTCGTGGCAACCGAAGCAGTAAGTTCAGTCAATGTCATAATCATTCTCCTCCGTCAGTTAAGCCTTTGCGTTTGCGCTTCGTAACTTCCGGTTCAACTTTTTCGGACTTCGCAGTGATCTTTTTTGTTTCCTCAACGGGTTTAGCAACAACCCGATGGGGTATTTCTACCCCACCAGGATAATAAACTCCGTCAAGAAAAACGCTATGTGCGAATTTCATAGGCGTTACCTCACGATCAAGTTGCAGAATCTGCTACAAACAGTCCGGCTGCAACAGCAAGTTCGTTTGTCGAATCAACAAGTGCGATAGCAAATGTCTTTCCGTCAGTGATTACAATATTGTCGCCTGACGTGTAATCAGCCCAACCCGAAAGGTCTGTACCGTAGAAGATTTTATCAAGACTGTCTGTGGTTGTGGAAACCTTGTATGCGTAACCCGAAGGTGCAGCATCAAGAGTAACCTTTGTTGTGCCGGAAGCTGAACCCTCTGCAACAGTACCCGTAAGGGTCTTGTCAAGGACTTCACCGACATTCATAACAACCACACTGTCCATTCCCTCGAATGAAGGAAGAACGATCTCAGAAGCGATTGTCTTTGTGTTAACAGGGTCAACTGTTGTGGAAACCTGAACCGAGAATACACCATCAACAAGTGCAAAGTCTGCGTTTTCTCCAGACATAGCTGCTCTCTCTTCGGGTGTTGTTCCGAACCATGTCTTGCCAACGGGTGCGTTGGGAAGAAGTGTTACCATGCCATCGGGATAGAACGAATGCTCTGTCTTGTCCTCGTCAGCGTAAAGCTTGTCGTAAACAATGACATCGAGTTTTGCTCTTGTCTTGATGATAGCAACAACATCGTCCTCGTTGATAACAATGTTAGGAATGACGTTCTGTGTAAGAATCGAGTTCTTTACATTGTTGTTGACAAGAAGAAGCGACATTGTGTTGCTGTTCATAACTGCAACTGTAGGCTTTGCTGCTCCTTTTACAAGCCTACGCGCCTTGATAAGATCACCGATAGGGTCTGAATCAGGATTGTTCCAGTTCGATAAACCGAGTGCGTAAACAAAGTTGTTGTTTACGAAACTGTTGTCAGGATCATAGTCATAAGCGTACTCTGCACCGTTGCCGATAATTGAAATTGCGGGTTTTCCGTTCTTGGGTGCAAGAAGCTGCCATACCATGCGTTCGGGAACAACTCTTGCGCCTTCAACAAGGGTGTTTGCATCATCGAAAATGCTGTCGATAACATCCTGTGCATAAGGATCGGTTGAATCCTTAATGCGAAGAATATCCTGCTCGTCCTTTTCCTTGACAAGCATTCCCTCACGGAAGAATGCCATCTCTGTAACTTTTGCATTGAAGCCTTCACGCGAACGAAGTGCTGCCTTTACGTCAAAAGCCGAAGGCTTAAGTGTTACCGGAAGGTTTTTGTGTGTTTTAAGCCATTTTAAGTCCATACCCATCTTCTTGTCGAAGGGGAAGAACACTCTGCCGAGATAAGCGATAGAATTGCTATCAGGCACTGATGTAGCAAGGGCAATAGCCTTTGCCGAGATAATATCACGAGTTCTCATTTACTTTCTCCTTTCTTCGAGATTACAGAAGCGTGATCTGAGGAATGCTGATTGAACCACTGTATGTGAGTCCACTTGCAGCTTCCGCTCTTGCCTTATCTACAAAACCGTGGATAAGTGCAGAACCGTTCGGATTGTCGATGTAGACGTCTCCGTAAAGAATGCGTGTTGCGTTGCCATCGTTCGAAGCTACCCAACCATCACTTCCTAACTTGATGGGTGTGCCAGACTTAACTACCTTTGCACCGTTCTTTGTGTCGGTTACGTTCGTAAAGTCAAGAACTACCGACTTTGCAACATAATGATCGTTGGCAAGAATCTCAATCTCGCCATCAATGGTTACGTTTTTAAACTCCATTGTCGTTTTCTCCTTTCGTAGAGTTATTTGAATGACGCAAGTGCGTCTGACATAGCCTTACCGTCCGGTCTGCTCTTTAAGTACGCATTTGCAAGTTTTTCCTGTGGACTTAAACCGTCACCGCTTTTTTGCGCTCCCGAAAGAGGCTTTCCCGCGTTGTTTGCGATTTCAAGTTCCTTTGCTTTGGCCGCTTCATCTTTAGCGGCCGCGATGAACTTACCGAGATTTTCAAAATCAATATCTCCATCAGCGTTAAAGAACTTCTCGCTATACTCGTCTGTAATGCCGATCTTTGCAAGTTCCGCTTTTGTTTGAGAAGTCTTAATTATCTTCTCCTTTTCTGCAAGCAGACTTTTGTAACTGTCCAATTCCTTTTGAAGTTTCTCAGCATCGGTAAGGCTTGCACTCTTTAAGGTTTCAAGTTCTTCCGTAGCTGCTTTGTACTTCTCATTAAGGGAATTGATTAACTCCTGTGTCTTTAACTCTTTATCCTTGTTCTTGTTTGTTTCTGCTCCAAGGGTATTGAGCAAAGAGTCAATCTGCTCTTTCGTGGGTTCTGCGATGCCAAGAGTGGTTTTGAGGTATTCCTCTGCCTGTTGTCTTGTCATGTTTTAAGTCCTTTCTCCATACCTTTTTTAACGAGGTCTGTTCCTCTTGTGGTTCTCATTTTACGCATGAGTGCTTATTTATTCCACGGATAAATCCGTTAGAATCATTCAGTCGTATGTCAGCCAACACCGACAGTTCACAATTAAATCAGCCGGAGGATTTTTGCTTGTGTCACACGGATAGGCCATAGGAAATCCGTCAACGTCAAAATCTTCGTCAATGCCGACCGTTACTTTATCAACAAGGTCATGGGCGATACGGACTTTTTCATCTTCCATCGTGTTCCAGGTCTTTCGGGTTTTGCCCGCTGCCTTTTGACGTTCGTTGAGATCGTGGTTCTCTATTATGTTTGTTTCTGTCCACGCTATGCGAATCAACTTGTCGTTCGTAAGTGCTTCGTCAAGTTTATCGTTTTCGTAGGCTTCTTTTACGGTATCGACTATCTGCTTTGAAGCAACCTCTGCTCTTTCCTTGCAGTAATCGTCAGTAAATCCAAAGTCCTCTAGCGTTTCCCAATAAAACTCTGATGCTTCATCGTAAAAGAAAAGCCACCATTCTTCTGAGTCATCGTCTGCTTTTTTCGGTGCAAGTTCCGCTATACTCGCAAACACCGCAGCAAACGCTTCCAGAATCTTGTCGGCTAAATCTAATCGTGATTGTATTTTTGCTTCATCGAGTGGTATTTCCTCGAAATAACGATGAAACCTATTTAACTCATCAGCTTTCAGTAGGCTCATTGTTGGTTTCTGTAGCGGAATTGTTGTTCATGT